GTTCACGCTTCGCCACCCCCAAGGGCTGGCATTCGTGCCGCGACATGCCCGGAAACGACCAGCGTTTACGCGCAGTGGTTCCCTGGACGGTGAGCTATGAGCGACGCCGCGAGCACTTCTCAAGAGTCCACGTCTGCCGTTGAGCCGACGTCTCTCCCCCGCGATGCCGCTCCAGCAGGCGTGGACGTTGTCTTGGAGGGCGCATGAGACCTCGCGACGTTGGCCGCGCAGTGATCGTGCGTACGCGCTGGGGCTCTTGGCGCGGCGTGCTGGTGCTTGCAGCGCCCCACGAACGCGTCTGCATGGTGCGACCTACCGAGCCAGGCAAAGGCTGGAGCACGACCGCGCTGGAGCTGCGCAAGGACGTCGTCGACTTCGACCCGGGCACGACCGAGAGCCGTGCAGTGCTGCGGTTGGTCGCGGGGGGCAGGGCGCTGTGATCGTCGTCACTCCGCGCGCCATGGCAGCGATCGCGCAGGCGTACCACGACCTTCGCGAGTGCGGTCGCGACCAGTCCGCCGAGGAGCTTCTCGCAGCCTTCCGCGAGCCGCAGGCGACCTTCGAACCGGAGCCAACCCCAGCGCCTGAACCGTCCCAGCCTACGGACGAAGCGGCCAAGGAAAGGGCACGTCTGCGGGCTGCCCGGTACCGCCAGAACAAGGGTGCGACGCCCCGAAACAGCGTGACGGAGCGTGACGCGTCACGCGTGACGAACGTGACGAATAGCGTGACGAATCGTGACGTTCAGCGTGACGATTTTCGTGACGTTTCGTCCTCGCGATCGCGCGTTTCCGAAGAAGAAGAGAAGAGAAAACCCTCTGATTTCAGGGCAGTCGTTGCTGAAATTGAATCGTCAGAGAAGAGTGGGAGCTCTGAATTCCGCGCGCGCACGAGCGTGACGAATGGCGTGACGGAGCGTGACGCGTCACGTGACGAACGGCGTGACGAACGTGACGTGACGCGGCGTGACGCGCTTCGAGTTCAGCGACGCTTCACCGACGCACTCTCGGTCACCTGGGACACGCACTCCTGGCGCTCTGAGCTCGACCGCATCGCCTGCAAGCCGGAGGCGGAGCTCGCCAAGGTGCTCGAGAACCTCCAGGCCGACCCGTGGGTGAAGGACAACCGCGGCGTGGTCACCCCGGGCCACCTCCTGAAGCACTGGGACCGCTACCTGCAACCGCCCAAGGGCAAGCGCGCGCCCGTCGATGAGACGCCAGTCATCCGGCGGTACGTGAACAACGACGCGGACGCGCAGATGCGTCGCGACCTCGCAGCCGACAGGGCTCGCATCCTCAAGGGGGTCTCCAATGGCTGACGGCCTCGCATGCATCAGCGACGCCCTCGGGGCGAAGTCTCTCGAGCAGGCCGTGAAGCTGGCGAGTGAGTCGCACTGGCTCGACTGCTGCGTCCCGCTGCCCATCCCAAGCATCCCGCTTCGCCTCGCGACCGTCGAGCAGTCGTGGTTGCACGACATGCGGGCGAAGAACCACGACGACGAACAGGGCACCGTAGCGGCCTACAACGCCTGGGTGACTGCGAGGGCGTCTGCGGTCGCTGAGAACGAGTGCCGGCTGCGTGGGGCCATGTGGTGCTGGCGCAGGCTACGCGCGGAGCACGACGCCAGCCCGGACCCCGCGCTCAAGGCCATGTGTCGGCGCGTGCGGAGCTTCCTGGCTGACCAGTGGGGCGTGACGGATCCACCGATGAACTACGCCGATGCGCACGCAATGGCTGTGAGCACCGTGCAGGGGAGGGTGACGGGATGAGTGACGGGAAAAGCCAGGAGTGGGGCCACAATACGCGACTGCTCGGCAGCCTTGGCGTGCTGTGGCTCGTGCTGTTTCTTGGGGACTGCAAGGGCGGGCTGACTCGCCTGCGCGAGCAGGCCTGCATCTACAAGACCGGCAACCCCTCCTGCAATCAAGCGGAGAAGCCGTGATGGCGATGGTGCTTGAGCTGGAACTGGACGAGGCCGAGCGACGGCTCTGCGCGCAAGCGCTGGCAGCTGAGGCTTACGCGGAACTGAACAGGTCCGCGGGCTACATCGAGAACAACCTCGGCAAGGTCTACGAAAAGGTCGCGAGGCTGATGGCACGGGCTGCCGAGCTCACGAGGGCGGGCGAATGACGTGGCAACAGCTGCTGCTGGAGAGCCCCATCCCCTTAGCGATGGGGCTGGCGTTCGGCTACTTCGTCATCGGGAGGATGCGATGACCGCGCTCTGTCTGAGTCAGCTCGAGCAGCAGCTCCGCGTGTCGGCACACGACCAGGGCGGGGAAGGGTGGACGCTCACGCTACCGATCCAGGTCAAGAACGGCTGCAACCTGCGCGAGCACCCCATGGCGCGGCACCGCAGGGTGCTCAAAGAGCACAAGATCGTTGCCCAAGCGCTGTGGGCACGCGAGCTGCTGAACAAGCGCCATCGCCCAAGCTTTCCACCGTATGTCGTCACCATGACGCGCATCGCCGCGCGCAAGCTGGACGATGACAACATGGTCGCGGGCTTCAAGGGCGTTCGTGACGCCGTGGCCAAGTGGCTGGGCGTGAACGACGGCGACACCAGCAAGGTGCGCTGGGTATACGCGCCCGAAGAGAAGCCGCCGCGCAACGACGACGCCACGACGCTGCGCACCGGCAAGCGCAGCGCCTACGCCTGCCGTATCCAGATCGAGGGGGCGACGACATGAGCGATGGGCTGAAGTGGTGCTGGTGCGTTCGCGGCTCCTTCTGCTCGACGTGCGACATGTGCGAACAGCGTCACATCGACCTGGAGCGCATCAAGCTTCGTGCGGCTGCCAAGGCGAAGGCTCTTGAGGAGCAGGACGCGTCGACCGAGATCGAGGGGGCGGAGTGACGCACGTATGCCCGCAGGAAGGGTGCTTCGACTGTTACAGCGAAGCGATGAACGCGCCGATTGATGCGGCCCTCCAGGCCATGCACGACCTGTGCGTGTGGGCTTTGTGCAGTGGCAACGCGCATTGCAGCGTGGTCACGCCCACGGAGTTCAAGACCGTGTGGGAGGTCAAGTGCCGGTGACCGTCCATCCCTGCATTCGCTGCGGCTGTGCCTGCCACTGGCTGCGAGGTGGCCTGGAGCAGCGCTGTTACCACTGCTCCACGAGGTCAGTGGCGCACGTCAGCTACCACCGCATCGGCAACAGGCGCGTGACTGTGCGGACCTGGGAACGCGAGGTGATGCTGTGACGCCGGAGGAAGTGGAGGCCGAGTGCTTGGCGCTTCTGCAGAGCATGATGCACATATCCGACAACAACGTCTTGTACGCCATCCTCGTGACCATCCGCTGGGCGTTCGGCAAGGACAGGTCGATGCACGAGTGGGCGGTCTACTCGTTCTGCAACGGTCGATTGGTGTGGGACCGATGAAACGCGAGCGCCCCCAGCCCAAGCCTGTGTGGAAGCCGCGACCAATGACCACGCTGAAGCTCAACCCGCAGTACGCGCGTTGCATGCGATGCGGTGCGGACAAGCCGCCTGACACGCGCGGGTCGTGCGTGTTCTGCGGGCCTGCACCGAAACTTCCACCGACGTTCTGACCAACCTTGCGACCTGCGCACGAGGGGAATCTGTGGCCGCGAATCTAACGATTTCCAACGAAATCCAAGAGCTGACTCCGCAGCAAATGCGCGTCGTAGCGCTTAGAGTTCAGGGCAAGCGTTGGAGCGAAATCGCCGACGACTTGGGCGTTACACCGTGGACGATTTGGCATTGGCGCACAACCAACCCCGAGATCGATCGCGCGGTTGTCGAGGAGTCGATGGACTTCTTGATAGCCTCGCGTCATCGGATGGCCAAGCTGTTGCCCATGGCCGACGACGCGATCGAGGACTCGCTCAAGGTTCACAACGAAGTGCGCGACAGGCTGAGCGGCGCGAAGATGGTGCGCGACACGTTCGCCAAGAATGGCTCGGAGGCTGCGCAAGCGGCCCCTATACCAGAACGCGGCCGGCTTCATGATGATGAGCTCGACCGCGTTCTCAGCGCCGGCTAGCTACGATAAGCGCACTATCGCGCTGCGTCAGGCGTGGACAGAAGGCAAGCTGCGCTTCCTCCTACACGAAGACCAGAAGCGCGTCTACGACCAATATCGGCAGTGGGAAAAGCTCGATCCCACAACGCAGCCGGGCAACTTCCCGCGCGTGTTCGTGTTCGACATCGGGAGGCGCTGGGGCAAGACCACGGCGCTGCTCGTGATCATGTTCGAGAACGCGATTCGCAATCAGCGCCACATCCTGCGCTACTCGACCGCGTACCAGAAGAACATCCAGGAAATCATCTCGGACGTGTCGCGCTACGTGCTCGAGACGTGCCCGAGCGACCTGCGCCCGAAGCTCGTAGGCCAAACGTTCAAGTTCCCGCGCAGTGGCTCTGAGGTGCGCCTGGTCGGCCTCGACATGCACCCAGACGGCTTGCGCGGGCAGGCGTGCGACATGGACGCGCTCTCCGAAGCTGCGTTCATCAAGGGCCTGTCCTACAGCATCAAGAGCGTTCTCTATCCGCAGTACCAGGGCAGGCCGTGGGCGCGCATCGTGCTCGAGTCGTCGGCGCCCGTCGAGGCGGAGAGCGACTACGACACGCTCTTCGTCGAGGATGCGAAGCTGCGTGGCGCGTACGTCTACCGCACGATCGACGACAACCCGCGCTTGTCACACGAGGAGCGCGAAGAGTTCATCAAGGCTGCCGGAGGACGCGAGCACCATGACTGCCAACGCGAGTACTTCAACATCCGCGTGCGCGATCCTGAAGGCAGCGTCGTGCCTGAGTTCTCCGCTCCTCGACACGTGCGTCTGTCGACAGTGCCGGATTATGCGCACTGTTATGTTGGCGCTGACCCGGGGACAAGAGATAAATTTGGCCTGGTCTTCGGTTACTGGGATGCGGCTCGAAGTAAGCTCGTCATCCAACGCAGCTGGGCCGAGCGAAACGCCAGCCTCGCCGACGTCGCAGAAGTAATCCGCACGACTGAGCAAGAGCTGTGGGGTACCGCCGCAACGACTGATGACGCTGCTTCCAAGCTCCGGACGCAGTCGAGCGACGGCACCCCAGAGCCCTTGCGCTTCTGGAACGGCAAAGAGCTCCAAGCGAACCCGCACCGGCGCGTATCCGACACCGACGCGCGCGTCATCTTCGAGCTGGGCAAGGCGCACGGCATCGCGTTCAACGCAGCCGACAAGCGCCACGCAAAGGCTGTCGCCGACGCAGGCTCAGCGCGACGTCTGCCCGAGCACAAGCTCGCCACGCTGCGCGACTGGATACTGAACGACCGCGTCGAGATATGGCCTGACAGCGGGCCGCTTCAGCACCAGCTGAACGCAGGGCGTTGGAACGACCAGCGCACCGACTTCGAGCGCACGCCAACGCACGGCCACCTCGATTGCATGATGGCGCTTGTCTACATGCTGCCCGCGGTCGAGCGCAACGCGAACCCCAGCAAGCCCGACTGGGCGGACGCAGACCCGCAGCAGACGTACGTGCCCGACCACCTGCGCAAGCCCGAGAAGGCGTCGACCGCGGAGCTGAACAAGGCGTTCGGCAGCCTGCGCGTTGCCGGCGCGCGACGGAGGTTTGCGTGATCCGCGAACTGACAACGCCACTGCAAGAGCACGCCGAGGTCGACTCCATGCGCGATCGCTACTCGCCCATGCGCTACATCGCGCACCTCAAGGGCGCGATGGTTGGCGAGTTCAGGGGCCGTGGCGAGTGGTCACGCGTGCTGCGCAACATGCCGGCCGACGATGCAGTGGCGTTCTGGTTCGAGTTCGATGAGCTCGCGGAATCTGGCGCCTGGGTGAAGGTGCTGGACGCCGAGGAGCGCGAACAGGTGAAGGAGCGCGTGCTTGCGAAGGTGGACGAGTGGCGCGCGCTGTCGTCGAGCCTGCAAAGCGGCGACTACGGCATCCCCGCAGCGCTCATGCACCAGATTGCGAACGACCCCGACTTCGAACCGGGCGAGGAAGAGATGGACGACGCCGAGGCTGAAGCGTGGCTTGAGGACGTCGTTGAGGAGGACTCGGGTTGGCCCGAGGACATTGAAGACGCCGATATCGGCAAGGGAGAAGAACGATGAACGCGACAATCGATACGAATGTGGACGGGGCGATCGCAGCGGCAAAGCGGCGGTTCGACGCGTCTGTAGAGCTTCTGATGAGCTTCGAGCCGACGGCCGAGCAGCTCACCGAAGCTGCGCGCGCGCTGGTGAAGATCGCTCACAAGGGGATGCGGGCAGAATGATCTACGCAGCGGCGGCCGCATTCGCACTGGGGTTGTTGGCGTGGGACATCGGCCGCCGCTGGCTCGACACCGTGCGCGCGAACGACGTGCACCGACAGCTGCTGAACTCGGTGAGCGCCGACGTGGCGCGTCTCACCGACGAGCACGGTGAGCGCCTGGACGACGTCGCCGACAAGATCAAGGTCGCCATCGCCGACTACGCGCGGCAGAAGCTCAACGAGGACGAGTGCTACGCACGCCGCGTGAACGAGCGCCTGGCTTTTCTCGAGGGCAGCATCGCGCTGCTGCCCTCCGAGCCGCCCGACCTCACGAAGTTCAGCAAGGCGCTCGAGAACCTGGTGCGTGAGACGCGCGACGAGCTCGCCAAGCGCCCCACACACGAAGACCTGAAAGCCGCTGAGACGCGCCTGCACGGCGTGCTTAGCGGGAGTGTCGCGAAGGGCGCCAAGAGGTTCGCATGAGCGACGAAGGCATGCAGGCGTTGCGCGATGAGCTCGACGCCAAGGAATCAATTGAGGAAGGCACCATGAACCCGAACATCTTGCGAATCGTTGGAACGCTGGTGGCGGTGGCACTCGGCGTGCTTGGTCACGCAGGCGTTGTCCCGGTCAGCAACGAAGTCAGCTCATCGATCGCCACGCTGCTGATCGGCTGGCTGCACCTGGAGAAGCCGAAGTCATGAGTCAGCCGCAGCAAACCGCGAAGCTGGGTGAGAAGGACTACCTCATCTCGCCCACCGACGAGAACGAGCACCGCATCGCCGTTGCGTGGATCGAGAAGCACTATCCGAGCATCAACACGCCGGGTAACCCACGCTTCACTACGGCGCTCCCGGTCGACCGGCTCACGCCCGAGCACACCGTACGCGTGCTCGCGCGGATGGGGCGCAAGCTCACGCCCGCGCTGCGCACCGAGCGCAACGCACAGGGCGAGTCCAAGGTGCATCGCGCGACCGACGAGGAGCTTGCGAGCGAGCTGTCGTTGAGCGCGCCCGTCGCCGTGCGCAAGCACTGGATGTCGCCCGCAGACGGCCAGGAAGGCGAGATCATCGTCTCCAGCTTCCTCGAAGAACTGGGCAATGTGTGCGTGCCCTACTGCCCGAAGTGGAAGCCCGAGGACGGCCGCAAGGTCCGGTTGGCCTGGGCATGATCGATCTGATCGCGTGCGGCGTGCTGCTTCTAGGCCTCGGCTGCGTGATGTGGGGGCTCTGCCACCACTTCTACCGGCGAGGCTGGGAAGCGCGCGAACGCGCCGCGCGCGAGAGACAGCAGCGCATCGAACTGCGCAAGACCATCGACCTCGAGCGAGAGCGACAGCTCCGCAGGAGATTGCGACGTGACCCCGATCGACCAGCTTCCTGAGCTCGAGACGCAGCCCGAACCCAAAGAGGCTTCGGATGAGCTCTACTGGGCTCGCAAGACGGCCGCCGAAGTCGTCTCCGTTCTCCAAAACAAGGAGACGTCCTACTTCACGCACGCCGACCGACGCGGCTTCAAGACGATGTGGCGCCGCGCGTGGGCCACGTACTTCGGCCAAGACCCCGAGAGCATGCAGTCGTTCGACGCCCAGACGATTTCGATCGCAGGCGAGGACGGGGAGCTGTTGCAGTTCCGTCTGAACGAGAACAGGCCGCTGATCGAGCGCCAGCTGCAGATGATTTGCGGCGAGCGCGCAGCCTTCCAGTGCCACGCAGTGAACTCCGACTACTCGACCAAGGCGCAAATCAACGCCTGTGACGCGTTCGTCGAGTACGGCTATCGAAAAGCGCACGCTGAACGCAAAGAAGTGCGCGTCGCCGAGTCCGATTTGGTGTTCGGCAGCGGCGCGGGGTGGTTCCGCTGGGATTCGGACGCCGGGGACGAGATCCAGGTCGTCGAACAGCAGCCCACGGGCATCGATGGGGCGCTTGCACCCGTCCCGACCATGAAAAAGTCGGGTTTGCCGACCGCGACGGTGCTGTATCCGTGGTCGGAGTTCAAAGAAACGTGCGCCGAACGGCATTTGTGGCGCACGCCGCGCGAGCCCATCAGCAAATGGGAGCTCATCGCGCAGTATGCCGAGCACGCGGATAAGATTCGCGCGATCAAGGGTCGCGACGAGTACACCACCGGCGCTCTCTTCGGCTTCAGCGATGACCAGGAGGGCGAAGGCGATGAGGTGATCGTCAAGCACTTCCTGCACGAGCGCTGTGGCGCGCTGCCGCAGGGTCGGTACATCGGATATGTGGGCTCCGTGGTGCTCTGGGACCTGCCCTGCCCGGTCTCCGAGGGCCTGCCCATCGTCGAGATGATGTCGACGCCCATGATCGGCACCACGCTGGGCTACGCGGCCAGCTGGGACCTCATGGCGCCCACGCAGATGCAGGACCAAATCACGTCCGACGTCGCGTCCAACCTCGCCACGTTCGGCCGCCAGGTCATCGGCGTCTACGACGGCACCAAGTTCGACTTCGATGCGCTCGCCAACGGGCACCGCGTGCTGAACCTGCCCACCGCGAGCGCGGCGCCTGTCGCCCTGAGCTTCGCATCCATCCCCGAGGCGTCCCAGTGGATGCTTAGCGAGTACCTGCCGGGTGCGCGCGCGCGCCTGTCCTCCGTGAACGAGGCTGCGCAGGGAAACCCCGAGGCGATGGTCAAGAGCGGCACCTACGCCGCGCTACTGCACTCCATCGCGATCGAGGGACAAGCCCCGAAGCAAACTGCGTTCGACAACTACCGCGAGCAGAGCGCAAACCTAATCCTCGACCTGGTGCGCCAGCGTGCGAGCGCGCCGTTCCTGATCGACGTCGCGGGCAAGGACGAGCGCCCGTACCTCCAGGAGTTCACGAAGGACACGCTCAGCGGCGTCAAGCGCGTGGTCGTGAAGACCGCCAACCCGATGATGCGATCGCAGGCGGGTCGGCTGCAGGTGTTCGAGGCGGTCGCGCCGATTCCGAACCCCGCGGACCGCGCGGCCGCACTCGACCTGATCATAACGGGCGACTCCAAGGCGTTTTCCAAGGTCGACCGCTCCGAGGACATGGCGATCACGTGGGAGAACGAGCAGCTGGCGCAGGGCATCCCGTGCCCGGTGCTCTACTGCGATAAGCACGATCTGCACTGGGCCAAGCACAAGGCCGAGCTGGACGCGCGCAGGCCGGAGCTGATGGGCAACCCCGCCGCGCTCGAGGCGTACATGCAGCACATGATGGAGCACGAGAGCGTCTACACGACGCTCACGAACCCCATCGCGAGCGAATGGAACAAGATGATGCCCGCGCCGATGTACCGCGGCATTCCGACGCCGCCACCGGCAAACAACCAGATGGCACCCGAGGGCGCGATGGGCGGGACTGTCGACGCCGCCGTGAACGCGGGAGCAGGAGCACCCCCGAGCGACCCAGCCGCACAGGCTGGCGCTGAACAACCTGAGCCGGCACAGCCGCCGGCGGAGGCCGCAGCATGAGCGCAGAACTGGCAGCGACGCCCTCGAACTTCGAGGCGCATCTCGCGAACGTGGGCAACACGCCCGCGGACACTGGAAGCGACGACGGTGGCGCACAGGAAATGCGCGACAACACCGGCCCGAGCAACACCAACGCCTGGGGCGGTGACGTCTCGGGCGCCGAGCCGAAATGGGAGAACCCCGAGCGGCGCGCCGAGGGGGACGCCGAGGACCCCACGCAGCAGTTCAGCGATGAGCCGTCCGAAGGCGAGCCGCAAGAGGGCGAACAGGACGAGCAGCAAGCCCCCGACGGGATGCCGCCATACGAGCAGCTCCAAGAGATGTTCCAGGTGACGCAGCGCCCCGAGCTGCACGAGTACTTCCTCGACAAGACGGTGCCGGTGCCGGTGAACGGCGTCGAGGTGCCCAAGACGGTGCGCGAGCTGAAGGAAGGCTACCTGCGCATGTCGGACTACTCGCGCAAGAGCCAGGAGGCGGCTGCGGAGCGCGGGCGCGCGCAGCAGGCGATCGAGCAGAACCGCATGTTCCTCGAGCGCATGAGCAACCCGAAGGTGCTGCGCGCGACGCTGCGCCGGCTCGGGCCGCAGCACGAGGCCGCGTTCGAAGCCTGCGCCGAGGACCTCGCCCGCGAGCGCCTTTCGCTGCTGAAGATGACGCCTACCGAGCGCGCCCACTTCCAGCGCGCCCAGGACGCCGAGCGCCGCGCCGAGATGCTGGAGGAGCAGGCCCGCCGTCAGCCGCGCGAGCCCGAGGTCGATCCGCGAGAGCAGGCCAAGCCGCAGATGATCGCGGCGCTCAATGCGCACGTCGGCCCCGCCTGGCAGCGCTACAACATCACCCCGTCGCCCCTCGCGACCCGCGTGTTCCAAATGCACATACAGAACGTGTGGGACTCGCAAATGGGCTCGATCCCCGAAGCCGTCGAGCGCGCCTCTCAGGCGACTGCCGAGACGCTCGAGGACCTCGCCCGCAAACACCTCGGGCAGGCGCCCCAACAGCCCACCAACGCCCCGCGGCAAGTCCAGCCCCTCGGGCCGCGCAGGGTGCCCGCAGGAGCCCCGCCGCGCCCTAAACTCGCACCCGGTCAGCGTGACACGCGCTTCCGGTCCACCAACTTCGCCGACTTCCTCAAGGGACGATGACCGCCAAACCCATCGCACTCGAGAAGGCCCGCAAGGCCAAGGCGCTCGTGCAAGGCCAGCTGCGCAGCCTGCAGCAGCTGCTGGGCGTGATCGTGCTGCACAGCGGCCCCATCACGCTCGACCTCGAAGACATCGAGACCACCGACCCCAACCGCCTGGTGCTGGTCCAGCTTCACGGCAAGGTAGTGATCGGCTTGAAGGACACCGGCGACCAGCCGCTCGAGCTGACCGCGATCGCAGATCGCGCGCTCGCCGACGCAAGTGAGGAGCCCGTCCAATGAACGCCGACGACCTCGCCGCCCTGATCGAGACCGAAGCCGAAGTCGCGACGGGCCGCGCCAGTGGCGGCCCGTCCGCACGGCGCGTTCCGTGGCTGTGTGCCCTGGCGCGCCGGCTGGACGAGCGCGTCACGCAGCTCGAAGGCGCGGGCATCCCCGCAGTGGTCGCCGCCATGGATCGCAAGCTCGAAGCGCGCGACGCACTGCTGCGCGAGCACGCCGAGAAGGTGCGCGAACTCGAAGCGCTCAAGCTCCCATCGCCTGATGAGATGTTCCGACCCGAGCGTGTGCATAAAGAAAAGAACAGTAGCAACGAAAGTCACAAGGACACCGTTGCAAACGGAAAGTCACACGATCAGACTGGTGTGAAGTAGTACCAACGCTCTCAGACCTGAGCATAGTAGGACCGACGTATTTAGCTGGCAGGACTCGCATAGACGCACGCGGACTCTGAACGTCAGAGCAACCAAACGGCGTCAAGTGTCAGAGCAACCAGGCCACTAAACCGCCCACCGGCAACCGAACGCGAAGGGGTTCCTCAACCCGTTCCATTTCGGAGGCCGGACAATGTCCAGCTACGCCAACTGGCAGCCAAATTTCAAGCAGCGGTACGGCAAGTTCATCAATCCCTTGCCGGCCGAGAACACTCTCGCCGATTACTCTGAATTCGTCGCGGCCGATTCGCGACCGGGCATCGCATACAACTTCCCGGTCCAGGTCTCGCTTGAGCACGGCCAGACGCACAACACCGACGGCACCGCGTTCGCACTGAACGCCGCCGTCGACAGCGTCCTGCAGAACGCTCAGATCGACGGCTCGACGATCATGGTGCGCGGCACCATCCCGTACGATGTCATCGCCAAGGGCAAGAACGGCGCGGCCAACGGCAACGATGGCGGCGCATTCTGGAAGCCTACCGATCTCAAGACGAAGTCGCTCATGCAGTCGGGCGAGTTCTACCGCGAGATCGACATGCTGTACGGCTGCGGCACTGCCGCGGCGGCCGCAGCGAACCTCGGTGTCGTGGCGGCGTCCGTCTCGGGCGCGAACCTCGCGGCTCCGCAGGTCGTGCGCCTGTCGCAAGCGACCTGGGCGCCCGGCATCTGGAACAGCTTCATCAACGGCCTGGTGGACGTCTACCAGTCGGACGGCACGACCATCCGCGAAAGCAGCGTCACCGTGCAGGCCGTCACCTCCAGCACGCAGACGCGCTTGCAGCTGTTCAAGACCGCGTCGGCTGCGGTCGTCGCTGCGAACGACATCATCGTGCCTGCGGGCGCGCGCACCAAGTCGTGCGTGGGCGTGCAAGCCATCCTCGAGAACGTCGGCTCGCTGTTCGGCATCTCGGCGGCCACCTATCCGATGTGGCGCTCCCCGCAGTACGCGGTTGGTGGTGCCATGTCGCGCGCGAAAATCCTGCAAGGGATGGCGCGCATCTACCCGAACGGCCTGACCAAGGGCGGGAAGCTGTTCGTCAACGGCATGACCTTCGCCGAGTTGGCGGAGGAAGCTGACGCGCTGCAGCGCTACACCGGCAACACCGATGAGGTGAAGCGGCAGGGCGTCGAAAACCTCGAATACAAGAGCCCCGTCGGAAACGTCAACGTCGCGCTGCACCGCTTCATGAAGCAGGGCATCTCGATGTTCATCGCGCGTGACGTGCTCAAGCGCGTCGGCTCGACGGACCTCACGTTCTCGCTCCCCGGAACGAACCAGTGGTTCTACCAGGAGCTGAGCAACAACGCGGGTAGCGAAATCCGCATCTTCAGCAACCAGGCTCCGATCATCGAAATTCCCTACTACTGCATGGAGTTTACGGGCGTCGTGAACACCGGCGACATCGCTTCGAGCTGAGCACTTCCAGCCCCGCGCCAGGTTAGTCGCGTTCCCTGGCGCGGGGCTTCTCCCCTTGAGGTCCCCGCATGGCTCCGTGGATTCCCATCCTCGCCGGCACCCTCGCCAGTCAGCTGTTCGGCGGCGACGACGAAGAGAAGGCCAAAAAGCAGGCGATCGCGAACATGCGCATGGACTTGGCGCGCCGCATGGCGCCCGACATGCCCACGTACGGCTTTCAGGCCGCGCAGCTCAAGCAGCAGCTCGCCGACCGTCGCGACGAAGGGCAGCGCTCGCTGCTTGCTTCGCTCGTGCCGATGGCTGTGGGCGGCATCGACAGCTTGTCAGCTGCGCCGTCGCAGCCGTCGATCGGTGGACTGAGCAATGCGCTCGGTGCGAGCAACGACCAGCGCTTCGGAACGACTCCGGTGCCGTACGCGAACGGCGCCTACCAGGTGAACCATTTCCGCGGGCTCGATGATGACGAGTTCGGAGGTCTGTTCTGATGGCTGTCACATTCAATACCGGTAAGTCGAGCATTCTCGACACCGTCAAGAAGCCGGCCACGGTCACAAAGAGCCCGAGTTACTCGGCTTCGCCGACGCCTGCGCCTAAGGCCGCGACATCTTCGAACAAGCTCGTCAACTCGGGATACTCGTACACGCCGACGATCTCGAAGCCGATCACGACTCCATCGAAGGCGTACCAGCCGGCGCAGACCTACTACCCGGTCGGGCATCCGCCCGGCGACGTCCAGATCAAGCAGCCGTCGATCGTCAAGAACCCGAGCTACTCGTACACGCAGCCGCGGCCGCCGACGGTGACGCTTCCTCCGACGCGCACCAGCACGCCGACCAGAACGCCGAGTGGTGGCGGAGGCAGCACGCCGAGCTACCCGCCGAGCAGCGGAGGCGGATACCCAAGCACGCCGACCTCGGGTGGCGGTTATCCGACCGGAGGCGGTGGAGCAGTCGATCCCGTCCCTGCGCAGGCGGGCGCGATGCCCGACATGTCCAGCGTCGCGAACGCGATGGCGATGATGTTGAACGTCAACGCGCCCACGGCGACGTCGGACCAGTCGCAGTCGCAGAATGTCTACGTCAGTGGCGGCGGTGGCGGTGGCCCGATGCTGCCCGGCCAGGCCGATCGCGCGTTCTCGGGCGCTGACCCGCGCATCGCTGCGCGCGCAGGGCAGGGCAACTACCTCGACGCGCTGCGCTCGGGGTTCTGGGGCTGATGGCGCTCTCGAACCCATTCAGCACGGCGGTAACCCGTGCGTGGCAGCCGGGCGAGAGCAACGGCGGACTGCTCTCCAGCGGCTTCACGACCGGGCCGACGAGCATCGTCAAGGACTCGAACTTTGGCGTCTACTACCCGACCTCCACGGGCGTATTCAACGCTGGGACGCATTCGTTCCCCGGGCAGGTGACGACCTCGACGCCGCGGCCCGCGCCTGCACAGCAACAGCCGCAACAGCAACCCGCGCAGCAACAGGCCCCGCAGCAGTCGAGCGGTGGCGGGATGTCGATGAGTGGCGGTGGCTACGGTGCAAGCGCTGGTGGCGGCGGCGGTGGCTTCGACATGTCGGGCTACCTCAACCAGCTCGCCGGCATGATGACGTCGGCGCTCCAGCCGCCCAAGCCGCCGGAGAAGCCGAAGACCGAGGCGGAGCTGCATCCCAACGGCACTCCCAGCGGCGCGAACTACAAGGACCCGCGCATGCAGGGTCCGAGTTGGATCGGCGGTGCGAACCTCTTCGACGACGAGACGCACGGACAGAACTTCCTCGGGCAGATGGCGGCGCGGCCGCAGCCGGCGGCGACTCCTACGCCTGCTCCCACGCCCACGCCGACCACTCCCACCACTCCGACGACACCGGCTCCGACGCCGACGACTCCGACCACGCCCGCGCGGCCCACTCGCCCGCATCGTCCAGGCATGGGTGGTGGGCACTCTGCGCCGCACCGCCCCGGCCTCGGCATCCTGGCGCACCTGGGAGGCCGGGGCGCGCTCGGTGGCATCGGCTCGCGCGGCGGCGCGCTCGGTTCGCGGCCGGCGGCGCCCGCGGCATCGCGCGGCGGGAGGTGGTGGTGAGAACGGATGAACTCGTGGCTGAGGTTCGCATGCGCGCGTTTATCGGCGACGCGTTCCCGGACTACACGTCCGCGCGCATTATCCTCGAGGCGAATTCGATCCTGTCGACGGTGTTCCCGCAGATGGTGGTGGACGCACGCGGCGGCTACTGGCTCGACGCGGCGATCACCACCACGACCGCGGGCCGCGCGCGCTACCGCATCCCCGGCCGCGCGGTCAACGGCGGCCTCGAGAAGGTCGAGATCGCGGACGCGAGCGGCTGCTTCTGGCCGCTCACCGAGGTCGGCGCCTACGACGCGGGCCAGCTCGAAGGCCCGTATACGAACCCGACGCGCGGCTTCAGCAATCACTACGTGGTCGAGGGCGATCAGGTGCATCTGCTTCCCTCCCCGGACAACGCCTACGCGCTGCGCATGCGCTACTACCGCCGTCCAAGTCGGCTCGTAGCGCAGCAGAGCTCGACGCTCAACAGCGGCGTCGTGCGAGGCCAGGTCAGCGCGGTGAACCCCACCGCGCGCACGATCACCGTCAACGTCATCCCGTTCGACCAGGAAGCGGTGGCGGCCGGCGTCATCACGCCCGCAGCTCTCGTCAGCGGTACGACGCGCATCGACGTCATCCACCCCGACGGATGGCACGAGCTCGCTCTCACCGGCGTTCCGCAGACGTACAGCGGCACCACGATCACGGTCGGCGGCTCGGACGACATGAGCGCGGTCGAGCTTGGCGACTGGGTTCGCGCTGCCGAACAGTCCGACTGGCCGCAGCTGCCCGACGACTTCCACGCGACCTTGGTGGATGCGACCGCGGTCGAGATTCTCACGTCGATGGACATGCCCGACAAGGCGTCGGCCCTGTCGCAGCGCATGGGCGCGGACCTGGCGCGTTTCAAGGACCTGTTGTTGCCGCGCGTGAAGGACTCCGCGCGCATCATCAAGCCGACGTACAGCTACCTGCACCGGCGTCGGCGCAACTGGGTGCAGGCATGAGCCGGCAGAGCATCGTCGCGCCCATCGGCTTGGTGACGCAGCCGGCGAAGTACGGCCAGTACAAGCGCGGCGCGCTGAGCGTAGCGACCAACGTCGTCATGCGGTCGCCCGGTGTCATCTCGAGCATGCCGGGTGTGACGCTGTATCGGAGCGCATCCGGCACCGTGAGCCTTCTTCCGCGACTGATCCATTCAGGCGCGTCGAGTCTCCTGGTGTACATCGAGGACGCGGGCGTGACGACCTATCGCCTGAACTGGGCGACGAGCGGGTCGCTGGTGGTTGCTGGTGTTCCCAACGCACTTTGGGATCCAAGGGCAATCGCTGGACGCGTTCGGATGGCAACCCAGCGCGGACGCTTCTTCCTCACGTCGTGGAACACGACGCTGTCAGCGGTCTTCCGCGGTGTGGCCGCATGGGACTCGGAGGGAAGCTCGTCGCCGCGTATGTCCGGGTTGTCTCCGGTTTCGTATACGGACTACGGCGGGGCGACGTCGACTGACGCGGTGTCGATGGCAGACGACACCTGCGCCGGATGGCGCGCCATCATTCGGCGCAAACAGGCTGACGGCTATGAGCTTGTCAGCGCCGCGTCTGCGCCGAATGCGCTCAGCGTTCAACCTGCGGCGGGTGGACCGTTCGATTTTATCTTCAAAATCGGCTTCCCGATGCACCACAACTACGCGGCTGGCGACTTTGTAGAGCTCTACCGCACGCGCACGGTTACGCCTTACACGACGTCACCTGGTGACAGAATGCAGCTGGCCGTGTCCCAGGTAATAACGGCAGGGGACGTCGCGAACGGATACGTTACCGTTCGCGACTCGTGCCCTGACGACGCGCTTGGTGTCGATCTGTATTCGAACTCCGGCCAGGAGACTTCGGCGGGCGCGAACTACGACCCGCCAGCCAGCTCCGACATGTGCGGATTCAAGGGGCACATGTTCTACGCCGCGACCGCAGTGCCTGCGCAGGCAACGGTGGGGCCGCGCGTTGCCTATGGTCCTCTTTCCACGAACTCAGACCGCATCTACGGCATCGGGGTTCGTAACACCACGGGCACGACATCCAGCGGCTCTCCAACGATCACTGCAGTCGTAAACATGCGCGGAATCGTCGCAGGTCAGAAGCTGTTTTGCGCCAACTTCCCAGGTGGCGTGACGTCCATAGTTTCTGTCACGGCGACAACGATAACGTGCGTCGCGAACGCCAATGCGTCGTCAACTCTGACGGTCGCGACCGAAGACGTGATCAACGTGACGGTCTCTGGGCTCGTGACTTCCGAGCTGGCGCTTGCGATGGGGTTTGCAGCCTCGTTTGACGATTTCGCTATCGCCGCAGTCGCGGGTTACAGCGCGAATGGGGTCAACGGAAGCCCGTTCGTATACGTCTCTGGACTCGTCGACGACTTGTTTGTCAATCCTGCCCGCGGACAGGAGTACATCTTCCGACTCCCTCGAGTGTACGCGGGTGGCAGCTTCACCCTGCGTGCGACGAACGGCATCAACTACTCACCGCCGCTTCCCGAAATCTCGGCCACCGCGAACACGTACACGCCCGACGTGCGCGAGAACCGCCTCGCGTGGAGCAAATTCCAGCAGCCCGAGCACGTGCCACCGCTGAACTTCACGTTCGTTGGCAGCGGCACGCTCTACCGGATGGTGCCGACGCGCGACGCGCTCTGGCTGTTCTGCTCCGACGGTCTGTATCGCCTGTCTGGCGACGGTGGAGACGGCGACACCGCATGGCGCGTCGACCTCGCTGACCCCAACCTCATTCTCTCGGCGCGCAACGCGGCTGCATCGCTGAAGGAGACCGTGTGGGCGTACACGAACCGCGGCCTGGTCGCGATCAGCGATGACGGCGGCATCCAAGAGATTTCGCTGGGCGTGATCGGCGACACGCTCGTGGGCGCCAACTTCTCCGACACGTGGGAGACGTTCATGTCCGTGGACCAGCTGCACCAAGAGGTGTGGTTGACCTTCCGCGCGTCGCCTTCGAACAGCACGACGTACATCTTCAACACGATCACGAAGACGTTCGTGAAGTTCTCGAACGCGGACTACTCCGTCAGCGAGTGGGCGCCCTACCTGCAGTCACTCGTGCTCGGCAAGTTCACGTCGGGCGCGGTGCCCGAGCTCTACACCTTCAACGCGGACACCTCGAGCTCGCGCATGACCGGCGCGGACGTGCGGTTCCAGCCGCTGTTTGTCTCCGACCCGTTCGACATGAAGCAGTTCCAGTCCGTGACGTACGCGTTCGAGGGCGTGAACGCCGCGGCCACGATCACGCCGGTGTTCGATGACGTCGACAGCGTCGCGTTCGCTTGCAACCAGAGCGCGGGAGAGTCTCGCGCGACTGCGGGCGTGCCGCGTCGATGCGCGATAGCGCCGGTGCTGCGTCCGGGCTTCAAAATGAGCAACGTTGCAGCGCCGTGGAGCTTCCGCGGCATCTCGGCGAAGTACACGCCAGGCGGAGAGGAGACCGAGCGTGACTAACTTCCGCTTCCTCTCAGGCCGCATCCGCAAGCGTCTCTGGAAAAACAGAGACCTCGGCGAGCTCGCGCGCGACGTCGACACGGTCATCTCAAAGGTGCCGTGGATCGAGCTCGTGCAGTTCGACGCGCCTTACACGGAGCCGCTGTACGTAGGCTACGACCACGAGCCGGCGATCCTGTGGTGCGGTCGCATCCGCAACGTGGAGACGATGGAGACGCCATTGCGCACGGGCGGAATGGTGCACTTCACGTGGGAAGGCACTCGCAAGCGCTGCCGCATCGATTCGGTGGACGGCATGACGCCGACGCCCGGCGATACCTACCGATACACGTTCCTGATGGTGGGGTAACGCGATGGTGAGCAAAAACACCAAGAAAGAGGTCGCCCAGTGGGCGGTCAACCCCTTCTGGAAGGGCTCCAAGGAGCTCGTCAAAGGTCTTGTTGGCGGTACGACAACTCCGCTCACCGATGAGCAGCTCAGCGCGTGGGATACCACGAGCGGCGGGCCACCCCCGGGCACCGACGAGGCCACCTGGCGGATGTTGCCTGCATCCCTGAAGGCCGAGCTCGCCTCCAAGGTCAACGCTGCCAAGAGTGGCGGCGCCGCATCCAGCGACGTTGCAGATGACTCCTACGTTGAGGAGCGCCAGCAGCGCACCGACGAGTTCCTGAACGGCTCCCCTCAAGACAACCTCGCGTACGCGCAGGACACCTACGACCACCAGCTGTTCGCCCAGGCACTCGGCGGCGACCCCAACGCGGTCATCACGCGCAACGGTCAGCCGCTGTTGCCTCCGGCGATGGAGCAGCCCGGGGCGCTCGCCGCTGTGAGTCGCGCAGACCATGGTGCGCTCGCTCAGCAGCAGTCCTTCGTCGACCAGCTCATCGGGCGCAACACCGGAATCACCGACCACCTCGGTGCCCAGTTCGAAGACTTCAACGCGGAGGACCGCGCGCGGGTGGACGAGCTCGCCTCCACGCTCGGCGGGATCAACCAGTCGCCGTGGGAGGCGCTGCCCCCCAGCGTGGCGGCTCAGGCGTACGCGGACCCCGAGAGCATCGCAGCGCAGAACGAGGCGCTCGACATGCTGTTCGGAGCCGCGAACGGCAGCATGGACGCCCACAGCAACCCGCAGGACGTCGCCGCCCAGCAACAGGCGCTCGACATGCTGTTCGGCGCGGCCGGCGGATCGCTCGACGCGCACACGAACCCGGAAGACCTCGCTCGTCAGACGCAGGCGGCCGACAAGTGGTGGGGCCTGTCCGATCCGGAGATCACGGCCGAGGAAAAGTTCATCTACGAGAAGCAGCGCTTGGTCGAGGAGCAGGACCGGCGTGCGTCGATGGACGCAGCTCTGCGCAACCTGTCGAGCCGCGGCATGCTCTCGAGCGGCCACGAAATCGGCGCGATGCTCGGGTCACAGCAGCAGACCTCGCAGAATCGGTTGCTTGGAGACCTCGGAGCGCAGGCCAACGCGATCGCGCGGTCGCAGAACTCGCTCGCTCAGTACTCGAACCTCGCGACGAACATGCGCAACGCCTCCGACGCGCTGACGGCCGGCAACATGACCCGCCGGCTCGGCGGGATGAACGGCGCTGCGACGCAGTCCAGCAACATGCGTAACGCGAGCGATGCCATGGCGTCCGGGAACATGAATCGTCGGCTCAGCGCCACCACGGGCGCGGGGAATCTCGCAAGCAACATGCGCGACTCGAGCTTCAGCGAAGCCTACAAGCGCGGAGAGGCGCTCGACTTGGCTGCCAGGCTCAACCAGACCAGCAAGCAGCAGCACGACCAGTTTGGCGTCGACCTTGGCGTCAAGAAGGCCGGGATGATCTCCGACGCGCGAGGCGGGGCCACGACCGCCGCGTCAAACCGCGCGAGCCAGCTCGCGGACGCCGGTCTGAGAACGAGCGGGCAACAGTTCGCCGCGCAGTCGTACATTCCGGGCATGCAGCGCGACATCGCGAGCGACGAGTTCAACCGCGGGTTGCTTGGTATCCAGTTGCAAAACCAGTCCAGCAAGGACGCGCAGGAGAACGCCCAACTGGCCAGCGCGATCGCCACGATCAACCAGCCGGCTCCGAAGAGCTGGTTCGACAAGGGCCTCGACTGGCTCACCGGGTAACACATGCCAGGCCTATTCCCATTCGAAGAAGACGAGGGCGAGAAGTGGGGCGCGCTGCTTGGCATGCCCCCGCTCTCCGCGCCTGCGCTCAGCGACCCGTCGATGCAGCCGCAAGGCCCGCCCGGTCCAGAGCAGGCGGAGCTCGCGCTCAACCAGACGCCGCCGCTCGGGCACGCCGAGAACCGCGACAAGCCTGCGCCGGTCATGGACCACTGGCAGGCGCTCGCTGACGGGCTGCCCGAGCCGCCTCAGATGGAGGCGCATCGCGATCAGACCGGACTCATCCTCGCGATGTTCGCCGACGCCATCTTGAACAAGGGGCGCTCTCTCGGGCCGCTGGTGGCTGCCGCGAGCAAGCCGCTACCCAACGTCGACCGCGAGAACTACGAGCTCCAGCGGCAACACGCGCTCGACAGGGCGGGCATCGCGGAGCGCATGCAGCGCAGCCAGGGCGATCCCGAGACGCTCGCGATCCGCAAGGCTGAGAACGATGCGCGGATGCGTGCGCTCGGTCTGCAAGAGCAGCAATTCAAGGCGAACCAGGCCAACGGCGGGCTGACCCCGTACCAGCTCAAGGAGTTCGAGGCCCGCCATCAAGAATCCGCCGGCCGCGACGCCGATCGGGACGAAGACCGCGCGTTGCGCCGCGAGCAGATGCGGTCATCGCAAGCCGCACGCACGGAAGCCGCATCGATGCGTGCCGACCTCGCGGACGAGCGACGCACCCGGCAGCAACAGGTCGACCACGCCGAGAACGCCCGCAAGTTCACCAAGGACTCCGGGAAATACCTCGAACTCGGGCAAGCCATCCGGGAGGTAGACGGCGACTTCGCCAAGCACCCGAAGGACCTTCCAGGCGTTGGCGAGCTCGACCGCTTCCAGCTCGACAACGACTGGCCACTGGTAGGCGCGGGCGAAGATGGGCTGAAGGTCCGGAAGGACCTCGCCAACGTGCGCGACATCCTCGCGCGCGAGCGGTCAGGCGCTGCGTTCGCCGGCAACGAAAAGAAGGAGCTCTACCGGCTCGCGGCTGGTCTCGACAGCTCGAACGAGGCCGAGATCAGGGCGTCGATCGCGGGGATCAAGAAGCTTGTGCAGGGCAGCCTGCGCGCGCGCCGCGTGGGTCGCGAAGACGTCGCCGACGAAGTGCTTGGCGAGTCGGGCCTTGGCAACTTCCTCGGCAACCCCGGCGCTTCACGTGAAACACGCGGTCCTGCGGCCACTGGTCCGGGGCTAGGGGTGGTGCCCGGGCAGGCGCCGCCGATGGTGCGCGACGTCATCAACCCGGACGACGACGAGTGGGAGGACATCCGGTGAGCGATCCCCTCTTCAAGCAGCAGCGCAACAAGCGTACCGGCGAGGTCCGCGACCTGCTCAGCCATGACGGCGGACAGTCGTGGATGGTCGTGCCTTCCACGCTAGAGACGAACGACGATCAGCCGCCGCCCGCGCAGCAGCAGGCGGCCCACGCTCCCCAGCAGCCTCCAATGAGCTCGCTCGAGATGATGGGCGAGCTTCTCCAGCGCGGTGGCGAAGGTCTGTACGACGGCGCGATGGGCGCAGCGCAGGGCGTCACCATGGGCGGCGCGGATGAGCTCGCCGGCATGCTCCCAGGCACGTCGGTGCGCGAGCAGCAAGGACTGCGTGACCAGTCGCAACAGCGCTCCCCGTGGGCGTACGGCATCGGCCAGGCGGCGGGCGGGGCTTTGCCTGCGCTCGCCAGCGGCGGAGCTACGGCGCTCGAACAGCTGGGCATGGCGCTCATGCAGGGCGGTGCGACGGGCTTCCTGAGCGCGGACGGCGGACTCGACGACCGGTCACAGGCCGGTCTCACCGGCGTCGGCGTCGCGGGCGCTGTCGGCGGCGGACTCGCGGGCGTCGGCAAGCTCGCGCCGATGCTGTCGCGCGCGGCGAACTCCGAGCGCGCCGCGGCGTTCAGCACGCCGGGCGACTTCGCGACCCTCGCTCGCAAAAATGGCCTCGACTACTCGCAGTCCGAGCTCGCGCAGCAGGCCGAGGAGATGGGCCTGACGAACAGCATCATCCCCCAGAGCGCCGCGGATTACGCGCGGAAGGCCGGCGCAGTACGCGAGGCTTCCGGGCAGGCGTACGGGCAAGCGATCGACGACGCTGGCGCTCAGGGCGCACACGGTTACCTCGATCCGATCGCGAGCGGCTTGCAGACGATGCAGCGCCAGGGCGCCGCGAACCGCAGCTCACTCGGTGCGCCGCGCGAGGCTGTCGCCACCGAGCTGCTTGACCGGCTGGGTCCGGTCAACAACACGATGCAGTCCCCGCGCCAGCTGTGGACGCTGAAGAAGGAGCTGGAGGACGCGGGCGGATACGTCGCGGATGACATCCGCAACCTGCCGACGGGCCAGGGGCCGCTTGTCAACCAGGAGGCTGCGGGCCTCGCGCGACGCGAGCTCGACAGCTCGATGGAGCTCGCGCTCCCCGAGACGCGCCAGGCGTACGACACCGCGCGGCGGCAGCACGGGTTCGCGGCCACGATCGAGAACCTCGCGAACGAGAAGGCGATCCAAGACGCGAAGCCCATGGGCCTCCTGCCAACGCTCGGCTGGTCCGGCGCTGGCGGCGCGATGGGAGGCATCCCCGGCGCTGTCGCGGGCTACGGCGCTGGCAAGCTCACGCGGGCCTACGGCCACGACGCAGCAGCAAACGCGCTGACCGGAGGCTCCGCGCTCGCCGAGTGGGCGGGTTCGATGGCGCCCGGCGTCGGCAAGGCTGCGGGCGTCGGCTCGGCGGCCGCGATGGCCGACAAGGTCAACAGCTCGAGTCGCGGCCATGAGATGGGCGACGCCGCGCTGCAAGCGCTCGCTACCGACCCGCAATCGCTCGGCCCGTACGCGCAGCGATTCCAGGAGGCGCAGGCGACCGGAGACCCGATGGAGCTCACCTCGTTGCTCTACGACCTCAACGACGACCCCGAATACCGCCGCACCGTCGGCATGACGCTGAAAAAGGCCACCGGCCGACCAGGAGAGTTCTGATGCTAGGCGAACCCGAGTTTTTCGCACCGCGCGCGCCGTTCACCGGCACCGAGACCGCGCCGCAGACCGAAACCGCGACCGCGGCAAGCACCGCCGAGAAGGCGATCACGCAGAACAGCACCTCGGGCGCGATCTACGAGTTCGTCGCCGCCGGATTCGTGCATGTGGCGTTCGGCAAGACGGGCATGGGCGCGGCAACGACCGCTGACTGGCTCGTGACGACCACTCCGCGCCGCATCTGGATCGACCCCGCGATCATCACTCACATCCGCACCATCCGAAACGGCGCGGCGGACGTGATCGTCAGCTTCCAACGCGTGCGCTGAGCCATGTTCCGCGACGGCCTCAGAGTTGACGGAGTCGACGCGCGAGTCACTGGCTCGTTTGCGCCGGGCGACGCGCTCACGTTCGACGGGACGAACATCGTCTCGGGAGCCGCAAGCGGCGGATCGCACTTTGCAACGGCGACGGTCGACTTCGGAGCGTCCTTCACGGACTCCGCCAGCGCCACCGTCACCGGGCAAACGTGGGTGACATCCAGCAGCAGCATTCAAGCCTGGCTCCAGGACGACAGCACCGCGGACAGCACCGCGGATGAGCACACGCTGCTTGGGCAAGACGGCAAGCTCGTGGTCACCGATCGCGTCGTCGGGACCGGCTTCACGATCAACATGTGGCTCGAGGGCACGCTCGCAAAGGGCCAGTTCACCGTGCATTGGGAGGCCGTCTGATGGCACTCGGAACACGATTGCTCGACAGCGCGGGCACGCAGCTTGCGCGCATCACGCAGAAGTTCGGCCTTGCCGGATCGGTCGACGGGTCTCTGCACGTCGCGCAGTATCCGATCGCGCTCACCACGAGCGAGGGCGCCTACCGCGCTGGCGCCATCTCCGGAACGATGGCGGCCGGGCTCGCTGCGAACTCGCAGATCTTCCAGCTCCGTTGGACTTCGGCGACGCTCAACTGCCTACTGCGAAGCGTGAAGCTCTCTGCGTCAGTCGCAGGCACCGCATTTGCAGCTGGGGCACCAACATTCGAGATGCGGCTCGGACGCTCGTACACGGTGAGCGGCTCTGGGGGCAACGCGGTCACGCTGACGGGCAACAACTGCAAAAACCGCACGGACTTCCCGACCAGCGCAGTCGGCGACATGCGATGCGCGAGCACTGGCACGCTCACAAGTGGCACCGTGACGCTTGATACTATTTGTTCGGCGATCACAGGTTCCACTGGCACGGCGACAACGGGAGTGATCGTCCCAGCTGACACGAGCCTCTACGGGCGCATCACGCCGGACGAGTACCCGGTGATGTTCGAGCAGAACGAAGGTTTCGTGATTCGGTGCACCGTCC